ATTTCAGAAGATTTGGATTCGATTTCAAATATTGGTTCTTTTTCAATAACTGTAACAATTTTTCGTGTTTCTGTTACACAATCTGGACACTCACCAGTTCTAGGATCGATCCAACATCCTGCTACAGCATGACAGACTTCCTCTGTTATAAACTCTGTTTTGGTTTCTGTAGCAGATGTTGAACTTAGTGTTACTATAACAAAAATTAAACTCAATAACCATCTCATAATGTATCTCCTTTTAGGTTAGGGTCTTTTTTGACCTTTCATAATATATTATACATTATTTGATGAGTTTTGTCAAGTTTTTTCATCTTTTTTTATAGAAGATATGCCTGTCTATAGAAGCCATAACCTTCTTTCTTTTTGACCACTTTGGATATGTTTCCATCCAATTTGCATGATAATGTGTTGCACCATCTGTGATATCGATAAGTGCTTTGTCATAATGAGTTTCTAATACTCTTTTTGCTAAATTTTCTGATTCAAACCACGATCTACTTTCCCTGTCAGGATCATCGTGTTTTCCGTCGCAATACCACGAAAATTGACAGCGATCTCTTACAGGAAAAAAATCATCTTTATTAACATTATAATAATGTTTGCCTTCTTTAACTACACCACATATAGTATTGGGATAATGTTCGTCAATAGCACGATTTATTGTGACATTTGCTACTGCGAGTTTCCCTGCCGTACTCTCCGCTCTTGCCTCAAAATAGATATTCTTTGCCAGACACTCAGCATCTTCGGGAGTGTATTTGACTATTTTGAATTCAAGAGGTTTATAATAATTGGTTGTTAAATCTACAGCACTCTCTACCTTTGGGGGTGGCACCCATATCGTTGCTGTAGAACCACTATTAATTGGAGAAGTTGTATACCATAGTGTAGCAAATAAAGCAAGGAACATCCTTACTGTTTTTACCATACTTGTACCTTTGTTTGGTTAATAATTCATTTCAAAGAAAAACATAAAAAAACTAATCTCAACCAAATTGTAGTTATATTTATACGATTTTATTCCTCTGCGACCACCTCTTCTTTCTCAACTTTAGGTTCTTCTTCTACATCTGGAAGTAATTCTGGCCATGTATCCTTGACCAATTTGTATGTTAGTCCTTTGTAAGACAATTTTTTATCCTTGATTGCAATCAACATAACTGCATCTTGTGGATCTAGTCTTTCCAAAAGTCCAACAAACATTCCTTCCCTTCTTAACATAGGAAGATCATCTAAACTATGAGGACTTGGATCTGTATAATAATCCAATTTCTTAATCTCATAATGAAGAGTATTAGATTGAATATCTCCTGCCTTTGCGGGTTCGTATGGTGGAGCCCCAGGCGGAAGTAACCATTTTACTGCTGGATGAAAGTTTAATTGCAACAATGCTTTGGTTGCAAAATTCTCTCTCTTTTTGAGAACTTCTCGTTTCTCTTCTCTTGTTTTTGCTTTTGCAATTTCTTCAAAAGTCTCACGAACATTAAATTCGGGCATTATACTTCTCCTGTAAATTGTTTGTCTGTTAATGCAACTGTTTCAGACTTCACATATTCTCTGTTTCCTTGAGTTGCATACTCTGACTCATCCATTCCACTTGTCCAAACCGCATTAATATCTGGATAGAATACCCCTACAGACCTCTTAGGAGTGCCGTCAGGGTAATAAGCCATTGCAACACATCTAGGAACTACTTTCTGTTCTTCGTGTTTTCCAGAAAACATTCCAATCCAATCTCCTGTTTTTATATAATGTTCACAGTATCGAATGTATGCTTTCTTTGAATCTGCAAGATTAGATGCTTTCTGTCTATCTTGAGGAAGAACATTTCGACCTCTTGATTGTGAATTGAGTGCAGATATTTGGTCTTTAGTTTCCTTAATCCACTCTTTCACATTCTTAAAAGAATATCTATCATCATCTGGAAGTGCAAGAACTTTCTTACTGACATTCTTGTACTCCGCAGGTTTTTTCTTTGCTCTCATCTCTGCAAGACGAGCTCTCAATTTCTCTTTAGTTTCTTCAGAGAGTTTTCGTTTCTTCTTCGCAGGTTTGATTGGTGTTCGTTCAATCGTTACTTTCTTTCTTGCCATTATGATTTTTTCTCCAGGCTGTTTTTAATCGTTTCCAACATCAATGACCATTGTTTTGCAGTAGTATCGATGTCATAGTGCATATCAAAATATTGCTTCTGGAATGCAAGACCAGCTTGAACTGGTGGCTCCCAAAAGTTATCAATTGCATCCTTCAGAACATATGCAAACTTTCTGGTATGTTCAGATTTGTCTTCACAATATCCATACATCCATGCAAAATTTGCACAAGTCTCTGGAAGAACTGCAAGATTCGGACACACAACGACACATCCTGCACTCATTGCTTCGATTGCAGAAATACAAGCAGTCTCCTTGTAACAACAAGGATATGCAAGTATATGTGTTTGTTGAAGTGCTGTACGAATTTCTTCATTAGAAACTGATCCATGATAATTGACATTAGGTGTATCCCTACAAGCATCATAGAGCGGTTCCCAATCTTTATCTTTATCTTCCCATCCGTATATCTTAAAACTTGAGTACACATCCAGAACGACATTCTCAAACTTTGCAGCACGAAATGCAGCAATCAGAACATCCAATCCACGATGAGGTGTAGATATGTATGCAAGTCTTATTGGGCCTTCTTTGGGTTTTGTATGTGCTGGAATAGGTTCGATTGCATTCTTTAAGACAACACTCTTCTCATATTCAAATCCAAGATCTAGATGATATTTCTCTAATGACCAATCTGAAGGAAATACGAATCTTTCAAATTTGTCTCGTTCTTCTTTGTCTCTAAGGAATTGTACTTCTGGATCTTGTGAGGTATCTTGAAACCAAAGTATTTTCGGTTTGTCTTCTAAATTTCTAACTCTTGATAGGATAACTTGAAAGTAATCCCAAATCTCTGCTGGAACTCTTTCCTTTACACGGGCATATATTAATTCACTCCCCCCTTTTGCTTCTTTGGAGGCCTCAACTACATCAACATTATTCTGGAAACCTTTTTGGTTTCTCTGTTTTATTTTATCGATTTTTGAATCATCGAATACCATTAAACTCATAATATTCTTTCACTTTTGATTTTATAATATTATTATAACAAATTTATTTTACAATGTCAAGTCTTTTATTGCTGAAACAATTCTCCTTGATGTATACCATTCAAACGATACTGTAATAATCCTTTATGATATACTTCTACATCTCTTCCTGCCAGTTGCATATTTTGTGCTGTATTATCTGCATCTGTTTTAGTAAATTTTAATGTTTGTCCACTCTTCGATGCAATTACATAAGGGTCTACTTGTTCTCTGGGGGCTAACATAAGTTCCTTATTATTGGAATCCTGTTTTACAGATATAATATGAATCTACGATATCGGAAACAGGGTTGACTATTTTAGTTGAATTGGGAGTCAAAAGACTCTTTACATCAACATTGGTTTCTGCCAAAAATGTCTCATACATCAATTCTTTATTTGCATTTCCTTTTCCCGTGGCCTCTTTCTTTACTACTGTTGGTGCTATTGTTTCAAATTTAAATTTATTTACTCTTAGTTGGTGTTTAAGTATTCCTGTATTTTCTGCAATATCAAATACTCTTCCTGTAGCAGCAAATGCATAATCTTCCAAATATACACATTGCACTCTTCCATGATACCAACGAATACATTCGATCACCCATTCCGCAAGATTTTCATATCTTTCTACATTATCTGAGTATTTAGGATAATCATGTCCATTGAAAATTCCAATGGATTCCTGTTTCTTCGTCTGTTTAATATAATGAAATCTACAATCTTCAAATTTTATTTTATCTTCTCTAACTTCTGCAATGCAAATAGCAGGAGAGGTTAAAGAGTAATCTATTCCTGCAATCCAAGTCATTCCTAAGTATACCATTCTAATCCATATCAAGATCTTCGTAATATGGCTCCATTAAAATACCACAAAATGCACAATGGAACGCTGTTTCATCTTCTCTCATATCATCTGGATCATATGTCATAGTATATGTTGCATTACAGTTACTACACTCTATATCTAAATCGATATCCATATCTTTCCAATTAAAGGTCTACTACTTCACATCCGCCGTCCGCTGAACAAGCTAGTTCTTGAGAACCAGCGGTGTAATCCACTTCTTCGTATTTTGATAACTCCTTCCAATCTACATCTTGAGGAATCAATTTCAACATATCCCCATATTCCTTTTTTGTGCAGTCTTGATAAGGTGCCTGTCTGTATGTATGTTCACTAAAAGGTAGAAAAGAAATTCCACTAATTGAATCGAAATTATCCCATACCCATGAACCCACCTTCGGCCATTCTTCTTCCTTGACTGAAATGGTAACAGATGGTTTATGTTCACACCAATGTTCTTGGTAGGTCATCCACAACTCCAACTGTTCTAGTGCAGTCATATCTTGTCGATAAACTGCCTGTTCTGGCCCCTTCATCGGAAAGGAAAATACAGTTGTATGTTTTGGTTTTGTCACATCTGGTTCATTTGGGAATCCTTTTTCCTTCATGAACTTACAAAGTGGATCTTTGTTGTCTGCTCTCACAGTTCTGATATAATAAGGATTATGGCGGGCATGAATACCAGAAGCACTATCAACAAGCTGAGACACAGTACCACTAGGTTTGACACAAGTAATGGCTGCTGCTCGTTGGATTCCAAGTCTGTCTGCCCATTCTTTGTTTGTTTCATATGCAACCTTTCTCAAATCTTGTAAAAGGGAGTCTAATCCTTTTTTCTTTCCATTGGTTAAAGGACTGTCTAGAATGCCGGTAAGGGAGACACCCAATAACCTTTCTTCAGTACAATTGTTTTCCCATTCTTTAGTGAGATATCTGAAGTTGGTGAGGGTTGATTGAAATGTGCCAAGGATTGTCGCAGATCTGACTTTCTTTTTAAGAGATTCAACATCGTCAGATCTTCGGACAACGCATTCACTAAGGTTACAGAACTCTCTGCTTCTAAGAATGATCTCGCTGCAGGGGTTAGTTCCAAAGTCATCTCTAGGTTCTCTTCTTCTAACATATCCTCCGTTACCATCGTCTTCCCTTTCGTTTAATGCTGCAACTTGATTCTTTGCGGATGCTCTATTGTAAATTCCTCGTTCACCCGATTTTGAATCATAGAGAGATAACCACTCTCTCATAAAAGTTCCAGTATTTGGTTTTTCTTTATAATTAACTGAATTGTTTGCAAGTGCCCTTTGGACATTGTGTTCCCACCATTGTCCAGATTTTGCGTGTCTCATCTCTCCATCGTTTAGATCAGAAAGACTAATGAGAGCACTTCTACGAACACCCCCCACTACGACAATTTCTGCAATCTTACAAACAATATCATGACATTCGATAGGTTTGAGTTTTCGTCCCGCTGCATCTTGAATCACTTTTGTCGAAAAATGAAAAAGATCATCTAATGGTTCTGGGCCAGATGCTCTACCCCCAAATGTCTTCAATGGTTTTCCTGCTTCTCTGATTTTTGACAAATCCCACTTTGGAACTTGACCACTCCAAAGTAAACTGAGAAGTTCTTTAAATGCTTTTGCCCATCCTAACTTAGAATCAGCAACTATGATAGTTGTGTCCGTTGGATGAAATTCCTCTGCAATAACTGGAAGATGATTTACGTGTTCTGCTTCTACACTAAATCCTACTCCTGTTCCATTCATAAGAACATAAAGAATTTCATCAAAAGAACGAATACTATCTACTTTCACATAAGAACAATTGTATCCTGCATCATT